CACTCAAGTTCCGGGTGTTTGCAGACCCACAGCGGGCAGTCTGCCTCCGGGACACCGGCATGACCGCAGATTTCGGAATCGCAGTCAACGCATAGGTTTTTGCGATAACACGGCCCGAGATGTATCATGTTCTTCCCCTTTCCACGGTCCCGGGAGCGGCATCCATGCGAAGACACGCAACTTTCGCCACCCGGTTTCGTGATTTATCATCCACGAATCGTATTCCGCCACATAGTTCCCAATTCCGTGCATCTGATATAAGCGGTTATAATCCCCGTATCGGTAATACTCAAACCACACAAGGACATCCGTATAGCTTTCGGGCAACCTTTCTGACACGGGAATCCATCTGTCCGAAAGTGGCATTTTCTCAACTTCTTCCCGCACCTTGATGAGCGGTTCAAACCTCTTTTGCCAGTATTCCCGCAGGTCTTTTGATTTCGGCTCATCCGGGCAGTATCCACGAATAACCTCAAGCACTGCCGCCCTGCTGATTGTGTCATCCATCGTTTTCCCCCTTCCACGGGTCAGGAATCGGCATCCACGCGACCACACGCTCGTTTGCTTCGTTGTCTACCTCTTCGACACACTCCATAAGCCACTGTCTGCTGATTAAATCATCCATCGCTCTCACCTCTCATATCCGCACCGCAGTTGGGGCAAAATGCATAGTCGCCATAGCTATATGATGATCCACATTCAGAGCAGTACCAAAGCGATACACCAAGCATCCACTTGCCATGCCTTGCCGGGACAGCATCAACGGTAGGCAAAGCCATAAGTGCATCCCTGATTTTCCGATCACGCTCAAAATTGTACCCGCCGTCATATTCATCTGCGGCACAGATGGCGGCATCTATCGAAGCGCCAAGTTCAATCAGCTTTTTCATAGTCACCGTCCTTCCGGTATCCGGGATCGTACTCCGGATAGCTTCCGCCCCTCCAGCGGGCGTCCAGCTCCTCGAGAAACGCCCGCATGAGTTTGACTACGATGGGATACTTCGCGCCCTGCTCCGAGATCCTGACGGCCTCAGAGAAGCACATATCCCACTCCTGCTCCGAGAGCTTCCCTGCGCGGGAAGCCCACTTCATGAACCAGCGATTAACGACCACATTGAGGAGCGCCCTCAGCTTGTCGTCCGGTATGCTCTCGTTCATACCTTTGTCACCTCGATGTAGATTCCCGGCTTGGGCCCGTAGAATTTCTGGGTGATCTCAGAGGCTACCTGAGCGTCATCCTTCCAGTACCCTGTCCTGGTCATGCAGTCCTTAAGCATCTTGATCAGGTTATCCGTGTCGGGCTTCGAGGTCTTCCAGCGGTACTCCATGCCGCTGAGGACGCCCTGCCCGTCGGTCTCCATCGGCCAGATCCACTTAGTGACCAGCTGAAGCGCTCCTTCCAGCGGCTGCTCCGGAGCATGTCGTCCGACCATGTCCGTCAGCTTCGCCCTGGCTGCCCGGAGCTCCGGCGGATCATAGTACTGCACCCGGCCGGTCTTCCGGTTGACCATGACCTTGTGCTCCTGCTGGGTGACGGTCGGCGGGATCATCGGCAGGAAGAATTTGACGTCCTTTGGAAAGGCGACCGTATAGCGCTTATGATAGCTGCACCCGAAAAGGATGTGATGTACCTCCCCTCGGTTCAGCCCCGCCTCCATGAGTTCTTTCGGAGTGACCCCGAGATAGGCCATCATCTGCTTTTCCTTGTCCGTGCACTTTGTGAGGTCTTTTTCAAGTTTCCACAATTCACCATCATGCGCTCCCGGATAATCCCGTAGCCGCTCTTTGAGTTCGCTCACCTTGTCCACGTCAGTCCTCCATTTTTTCTGATCTTCAAATCTTCATCCTCCTTCTCGCGCGAGGTGTTGGGTGGTGACCCTACCCTACGGGAACATGAGGGGGAGCGCATAGCGCGGGGGAATGGGGGCGCGCGCTTTTGGCGCCCCCTCCCCCCATGTCCCGTAAGGGTGGGCACACACCTGGGGACACAAGGACTCATCTATATCTTTGATATAGTGTGTCCCCGCATTGTGTCCCCAGGGACTCAGGGACACTTATAGGTGTCCTTTTTATGTGTCCCCAGGGACACAACTCAGGGACACGTATAAGTGTCCTCGGCATTGTGTCCTCGGATTTCAGGGACACATTTCAGGGACACGTATACGCGTCCCCGCATTGTGTCCCCGACGGCTTCGGGGACTCAGGGACACAATAGATTTTTATGTGTCCCCGGTTGTGTCCCCGGTGGATTCCTTCCGGCAGATCCGTCCCTTTTTCCAGACATAACCGGCTTCCTGCAGCGCCTTGGAGTGCCGCGGATCGAAGGACCCGTTCTTCCGTTTCGCCCCGCAGAGATCCTTTTTTACGACGTCCGGACTCTTGCCCAGGTACTCCGCCAGCTCCTTGTAATCGACCTCTTCGGTGCCGTTCAAGAGATCCTCCAGGGCCACGATGTATGCCTGAGCTGTCGCCTTGCCGGCTTCCTTCTGCTTCTCGGCCCACTTCTTTTTTGCCTGGACTTTGTCGCCTTCGACCACGATGTCCTTTAGGACATCGCTCTCATCGAGGTGGTGGATTGGGAAGTCGAACCACATATTCAGCGGCGGAATCTCCGGAAACTCGCGGAAGATGCCCTCCAGGCGCCATGCTGTCCTCCTTCTGGCTTTTGCCAGTGCCTCGGAGATGTATCCCTCCATGGCGCTCGCCTGGTCGAATGACAGCCTCGTATCGGCGAACTCCTGCATCACCGTGGGGCTCAGCCGCTCGTCCTGCCCGACATCCTCCTGCCATCCCGGAACGAACTCATTCAGCGCACGCTCGATCCCGCGGATCCGCGCCTTGTTATCTTCTTCCTTCCGGAGACTGTCCGTGATCTCCAGCGGAGCGAAGTCCAGCATCGCGTCCGGGTCTCTTGCGAAGACCCCGGAGCCGGAAGCCCGGTCCATGGCTTTCTTTCCGCCCTGGGCGCCCTTGCTGTGGTGGTGGCAGTAGATCATGGAGACCTGCAGCGATGTGCAGATCTTGTCGAACTGGTTGCAGAACTTTGCCATCTCTTCGGCGCTGTTCTCGTCGCCGGTTATGACCTTGTAGATAGGGTCGATGATCACAGCCACATAGTTCTTCTTCTCAGCCCGCCGGATCAGCTTAGGCGTCAGCTGGTCCATCGGCACAGTCTTGCCTCTCAGGTTCCACACATCGATGTTGCTGAGGTTTTTGGGGACGATTCCGAGGGCCTGATATACGTCCTTAAATCTGCGCAGGCAGCTCGCCCGATCCAGCTCCATGTTGACGTAGAGGACGCGGCCCTTCCAGCACTGGAAGTTCAGCCACCTGACGCCCTCCGCGATCGCAATGACAAGCTCGATCAGCAGGAAGGACTTTCCTGCCTTGGACGGCCCTGCCAGGAGCATCTTATGGCCCTTACGGAGCACTCCGTCGATCAGGCAGTCCGCGAGCGGCGGGAGGTTGTCCCAGACATCCGCAAGATCTTCCGGGTCCGGGAGGTCATCGTTGACGCCCTCGATCCATTCCTTCCATTCCTCCCAGCTGCCCTTCCCGATGTTTGTCCCCATGAGGAACTGCTTGTGCCCGTTCCGAATAACACCGGGCATACGCGACAGCCTGGACGGGTTCTTGTTCTGCGTATCGACCTTCAGTCCGTTCTTATCGCAGACTTTGTAAAGGTACTCGACGCGCTTCTTGTACTCCGCATAATCCCCGGCCTCGATCTTCACGATGGCGTGGATAGACTTCCCTCCGGAGTAGACCATCGCCGCGATTGGAAGCTCCAGCTCGCGCATGATCGCGTTCTGGCGCGGCAGCGGAAGGCTGTCAGATTCCACAAGGGCGAAGCGGAAGTCCGTTACGTTGTCATTCCGGATACCGTTCCCGTCCAGCGGATTAAAGCGGATCCATGCACCGGCGCGGGGATTGCAGTCCCCGACGACAGCTCCGACGTCGTTGTACTTCCGGAGCTCCCCGATCAGCTCCCCGGCAGTCCTGGACCAGCTTCCTCGCTGCGGGCTTAGCCGGTCGTCGTTCTCGTAGACCTTCGTCACATAGCCCACGTTTTCAGTGGACTGGAAGAGCGTCTGCAGGTAGGTGATCAGCTCTTGTACCGGGTTCCACTGATCATCCGCCGGCTCCACGACATCGCGCTCCTCGAGCCATGAGCTGTCCACGATCCTGAGATCGTCCTTTTCGATGGAACTGTCCCAGTCCAGGGCGTGTCCGGGGCCGTCGTCATGCGCTGGCGGGACGTATCCGCCCCGCCTCGCATATTCGTAAATAGTTCCACCGGTCACCGGTGCCCCTCCGTTTTCATTGCGGAAGGATCCCCACTTCCGGAAACACTCCCCGCGTTTGTAGCGCGTGTCCGCCTGGCTCCACTGGTCCCAGTCTGCCGCGGTAAGACCTTCCTGTTTCAGCGCCATGCCGACGTTGACCCACTCCTGGTAATCAAGTGAAGCCGGGTTGATGTACTTTAAAAGCTCTCTGATGTCATCCATGGGTTATATCCTTCCCAGATTCCCGGCGTCGGAACTTCAGCTTCCGGGCGGTAGCTGTGCGGATTGATGTCAAACGGCACCTTCCACCCGTTGGCTGCGATCCTGTCGATCAGCTTACGGGCCTGATCGAACTCCCATGTGCCTACATGCTGGAAGCCGCGGCCCTCGAGGAACCGGATCTGCTTCGGGGTCGTAAGCCCGGCGTGCTGGCGCTTCTCCAGCCGGTCAATCAGCATGGCAGCCTTTCCGGCGTTGCCGATGTCGTCCGGGCAGATCCCGCGCTTCTCCAGAGCGTCAAGCTGCTTTTTTGAGGGCGGGGCCATCTCCCATCCGAAGGACGGGACATAACCGGACAGATCTTCCGCCTGGATGCTCATCTCAAACTGCAGCGGATCAACCAGCTTCTTCTTCCGGCGTTTCATCTCCGCCAGCTGCTTCGCGAGTGCTTCCTCGCGCTGGGCGACCACATCCTCAGCTGCTGTCTTCTCTGCTTCTTCCAGATCGACGGCTTGCCCGGCGTCCTTCTCGAGGTTCTCCGTCAGCTTCTTCGCGACCTCCTGGTCTTCGCAGATCAGGTTTGCCGGGTGGCAGAGCTCATGCTTCTCCGTGAGCCACAGGAAGTCTATCAGCAGCAGCTCCTTCTTCCCCGGATACAGCCGAGTGCCGCGTCCCACCATCTGGCTGTAAAGTGACCTGACCTTTGTGGGCCTGAGCACGATCACGCAGTCCACGGATGGGCAGTCCCAGCCTTCCGTCAGCAGCATGGAGTTGCAGAGGACGTTGTATTTTCCTTCGTCAAAGTCCCGGAGCACCTGCTCACGGTCTTCGCTGTTCCCGTTGACCTCTGCAGCCCGGAAGCCGTGCTCGTTGAGGATCCGCATAAACTTCTGGGACGTCTTGATCAGCGGCAGGAAGACCACCGTCTTGCGGTCCATGCAGTAGGTGCGCATCTCGTCCGCGATCTGGTAGAGATACGGATCAAGCGCTGTGTCGATCTCGCCGACCTTGAAGTCCCCGGCCTGGACTCCGACCTGTGAGAGGTCGAGCTTCAGCGGGACAGTCAGCGCCTTGATCGGCGACAGGTAGCCCTCCTTGATGGCCTTCGGCAGCGTGTATTCATAAGCCAGCGTCTCGAAGAACTCCCCAAGGTTCCGCATATCCCCGCGGTCCGGTGTGGCCGTCACTCCGAGGACGTTCGCCTGGTCAAAGTGCTGCAGGACCGTCTGGTAGCCCGGAGAGATCGCGTGATGCGCTTCGTCGATGATGATCGTGTCGAAATAATCCGGAGTGAATTTCTCCAGGCGCTTCGGCCGCTGGAGCGACTGCACCGACCCGACAGTCACGTGGAACCACTGCCCGATGCAGGTCTCCTCCGCCTTTTCCACGGAGCATCCAAGGCCGGTGGCCTTTTTGATCTTGTCGGCCGCCTGATCCAGCAGCTCACCGCGGTGCGCGAGGATCAGCACATGCTTTCCCTTCCGGACCATGTCCTCCGTGATCTTCGCGAATACAATGGTTTTCCCCGTACCGGTAGGAAGAACCAGGAGCGTCCGGCGGGTGCCGGCGAGCCATTGATCCTCAACGGCCCGCCTGGCTTCCTCCTGGTACGGTCTCAGCTCCATCCTGCCCATATCAGAACTGTCCCGGAGTGAAAGTCTTGATCTCCTTCGGGAGATACCGGCCGACGCGGTTGTTCTGGCGCTTCGATCCGTCCTTCTTGGAGGTGTACTCGTTGACCGTCAGCTCCAGCCGTCCGGAGGATCCGGGGACCTTGTTCCAGTCCATGCGGAGCGGCTCTCCCTTCTTCTTCTGTCCGATGGCCGTGAAGAACTGCGACAGGCGCCACTCGCTTTTGGAGTGCAGGAAGAGGCTCTCGAAGATCTTCCCCTCTTTCCCGGTCACGGGGTCGTGGACGATCAGAGTCAGGTCCGCCTTCGGGCAGGCGGACATTTTGTCCGATCCGTCGAAGTATCCGCGCTCCAGGCTTTCGACCTTGAAGTCGTAGACTCCCGCCGGGAGAAGCTCAAACTCATCGTCCTTGGTAATCTCGTCATTCCATCCGAGAGCGCCTTCCGTTGCCTGAGTGTTCATGTAGTTTTCCATAATGTTTTCCTCCTTGGTAATCAGTTAAAAGGCACGGCCTGGTTGTCACGGATCTGCTGGATCAGCTCCTTGACTTTCGGCCAGAATCCGATGATCCATCCATTGACAAACTCGGGATCCATGTCCTGGATCAGCGTGTCCGCGGGATAATATCCCTTTGCATAAACGGCCTGCTGGATCTCCCACTCTCCGATGGTGTCGTGATCCATAAGATCCTTCAGATTCTTAGGCAGCTTGTCAGGATCTGAAAGAAACATTGAAACAAGGTCTTCAGCCTTTCTCTCCTTCTTCTCCGGCGCACTTTTGGCGCTCTGACCGGGATCTTCGTCCGGCGGCGGAGCTGCCACGGTCTTGACCTGTTCTCCGGCCTGAATGTGGCTGTAGTCGGTCATGTCGATCTGCTGGTTCTCCCGCATCTGATAGGTGGGCTTCGGTGCTTCATCGGCCGTCGGAGCGGGTGTGGGTGCCGGAGCGGGTACCGGCTGCGGGGCAGGCGCCGGGGTCGTTCCGCCCTCGATCACTGGCCGGATCACGCTGTAGTCCATATCAGCTTCCTCCGGAAGCCCGAAGCGGTTCTTCGCGTCCCAGCACGGGTGATGGGAGGTATACATGACGCGCCGGCCTCCCTGTGCCTTGTTCTTGCCCTTCTTCGCGCCCTGGCCGTCCACGTTGACGACCATCGTCTTGTAGTTGCAGAAAAGCACCATGTCGGCCCATTCCTTCAGGATCGGAGCGCACTGCTTCGAGAGCTTCAGCTCCCAGCGGTCATACGCGCCCAGCTCGTCCGGCTGTTCAAACTTCCGCATCTGAGCATGGGCCGTGACGACCACATTGATGCCGCGTTCCCTGACGTCCGTCAGGAGGTTGAGAAGCTGTCCAAAAGCCTCCTTGACGTAGGTGTAGCCCTTGCCGTATCCGAAGTCCTCAATCCCTTTGACCTGCCTGGTGGTGCAGATATGCTGAATACAGAGCTGCTCCGCCCAGTCAGCCGTGTCGATCACGAGCGTCTTACAGGATGCCGGATTATCCTTGATATACTGGACTTCCTGCAGAAGCATCTGCCAGGAGCTGGGCGCCGGCAGCCTTGCCACGTCCATGTGATTTGTGGAGCCCTCGGTGTCGATAAACACAGGGTCCGGGAACTTGCTCGCAAGCGTACTTTTTCCGATGCCTTCCGGGCCGTAGATCACGACCTTCTTTGCCGTCGGAATCACCCCTCTGGTAATTTCCATCAGAACTCTCCTTTCTTCCATGCGCGGGCCGGTGCGGGTGCCTGAGCTTCCGGCATAGATCCGTAACCGTCCTCGATGATGATGCTGCACTCTTCGCCGGTGCTGACGCGGGTCGCGATGACCTGCAGCCCCTGCTCTTCAAGCCACGCGCCGAAGGCTTTCAGCGTCTTCAGGTCCATCTGCTCCAGCTTGTCCATCAGGACGAAACCGCACTCCGGATTGAGGCGCCTCACAATGGAGGTCGCCACGATCAGCCGGTCGGATCCGGACATGTTGTCCCAGCGCTGACCCTTGTAGAGCAGGGCTCCGTCCGAGACCGTCAGCTCCGGAAGCGGAAGATCCGCGTGATCCAGAAGCTCGCGCTTCTGTTTCCTGACGGCCTCCAGCTGGTTGGTCATGTCGACATATTGCTGCGCGTACTGATGCGCGTCCTCTTCGGCCTTGTCCTTGTCGAGGTTAGCCCGGACCTTCCGGTTGATCTCATCCACGTCGGCAATGTTTCTCTCCAGCTCCTCAGTGGACTCCATCTCAAGCTCCTTCGGGCTCCGCTCGGACGCTTTGAGCTTCAGCTCCGTCTCCTTCTGGAGGGTCATCAGCTCATGGAGCTTCTTCTTGGTTTCCTCGATCTGGCGACCTGTTTCCTCCAGCTGCCCGAGGATCCTGTCATGCTCATGGATCAGGCGCTGCTTCTCGCCATTCCTGGTAAGGATCTCCTGCTGCTGCCTGATCAGGTCGGCCGCGGACACGATGTCCTTCGGCGCATCCGGATAATACGGCTGTTCCCTGGCGAACTTTGCCTTCTGGTCAGCGATCCGCCCGACGACCGTGCGGTCGCTATAGATCTGTTTTTCCTCGTGCTCCAGCTGTTTAAGCTGATCCCCGACGCCGATGATGTTCAGCAGGATCTTGGCCTTGTCAGCATCGTTCGCCTCCATGAAGCGCGGCAGGTCAAGCGCCAGCTTCTCCACGAAGGAATCAAGGAGCTGCTGCCCGCCCTTCTGGCCCGTCGGATCTGTGACCTTCAGGTCAGAGTTTTTCCCTTTCCGCTCTACCACAAGGCCGTTGCTCATGACGATGTGGAGATACGGCGGAATCGTCGATCCCTGGCGTGCGGCCTCCGAAGGCCGGAAGGCGTTTCCTCCGAGCGCCCACGCGATCGCGTCCAGGACGCTTGTCTTCCCCTGGTTGTTGTCTCCTCCGATGATCGTGAGTCCGGAAGCGGACGGCTCCATCTTGACCGCCTTGACGCGCTTCACGTTCTCGATCTCGAGCTTGTTGATCTTCATGCTCATACGTAAGTGTCCTCCTGTGAAAAAATCTCGTAATGCTCTTCCACCCGCTCGATCGCGAGCTCAAGCATCAGGTCATGATGCTCATTAAGGTAATCCTCCAGACAGTCCGGACAGACGACGTCTTTGTCTATCATGTAGCAGGTGTCCTGTCTGATCTTTCGGTGACAGTAAGCGCATGTCCTGCGCCGGATCTTAATCATCGGCGTCGTCATCGCCTCCTTCCAGTGTGGAAACGTCAATGTCGTTGTAAGAGCTGTAGCAGTTGTCGTAATCTCTGACGTTGCTTCCGCGATTCCTCATGTAGTCGGAGAAGTAAAGCTTATTTGGCGTTTTTGCGCGCTTGTTATAGATGCGCTCGAACTCGACAAGCTGGTCGCTAATCTTCGACATCTGCGTATATGTAGAGCGCGAATCCCGGCAATTTCTAAGCATCCTAATATGGTCATAACCGTCGGTCTGTGTGGCGACTTTGACGCTTGTCCAAAACGCTCCGTTCGGTCTCCCAGTGAACTGAAGCGCCTCGATGATTTCACGCGCCATTTCAGCGATGTTTTTTGCGTTTTCTACATCGCTGGAGGTAAATACCAGTTCGCCCTTTTCGAATCTCGGTCGGGATGTTCTCTCTTTTCCAGCCCATTGACTTGAGCCTCTTCCACCCAGCCGCAGAACGTTCGAAATATTTAACCCGGTTGCATTACAAGCCTTGAGAAGATTGATGTATGACGATACACCGGCTTTCGCGTAGCTCTTTGCATAGTCGAGCGACTTCCAGATAGTGTTGTATTTGTTCATCCTCCGGCAATCTTCGCTGGTTGCGCCCTCGACGATGTAGTAATGGATCGGAAGTCCCAATTTCTTTCTGGCATCAAAGCGACCCTGCCCGTCGATGACTTCCATCTTTTCATTGACCGTGATCGGGTTGAGGATGTACCTCTCTCTGATTGATGCAATAAGCTTTCCGATACGCGATTCATACACATCGCGGTTATCGGGAAGACGTTTGAACTTGTCATAGTCCATCGTCTCGCAGATATATGCGATTACTTTATCCATGTGTTCCTCCTGTGTGTTATACTGGAGGCGTAAGCATACATACCCGTGCTTACACCCAACTCCCGAGCGTCTGCTGCTTCTCGAAATCAGCGGGCGCTTTTCTTTGCTTTTGCGACAAACCACCTGTCATCCTCTGAAAAGTCCGACGGCTTGACTTTGTGGTGTGTTCCGAGCCTGCCGTAAAGGTACGGCGCTCCGTTTTCCTTGATCCTCAGCCGGAAGACCGCTTCTCGCTGCTCCCCGAAATAATTCCGGAAGCGGTTGACGATCCGCGTCCCCGGCGCCAGGGCGGCCATCTCCTCGATGGACCGGATCTCCCTCACGGGTTGAAAAGATTCAGCCCGAGCATGATCAGAACGCCGCAGAACAAAAAACCGTTAAATTCCATTGCTTGCCTCCTCCAGTTCTTCCGCGTACTCCTTTGCGTCTTTGAGCGAATACTTTTCAATCAGCTCCCTGCCATCCCGCAGGACGAAGTAAGATGTGTGCCACCATCCGCCGGACCTTCCACCGGCGTGAGGGATGAGGCGCTTCCGGCTCTGCACCGTGAGCTGTGTGCCGACAAGCCGGTAAATGATCGTCGTGCCCTGGGCCGAGACCCTCCGCTCTTCCTTAATCCACTTAGCCATCAGTCCTCCCTCCATACGTGTACCGTCGTGTAAAACTTTCCGCGGTCCAGGGCCTCTCTGTGGCTTCCAACGAGGATGTCCACGCAGCCGTTCGGGACCCCGCGGTCCTCGACCGTGTAAATGACGCCGTTGATGAGCAGTTTCGTCCCGAAAGGATACTCCCGCCCGGTCGCCACTGTCCGCCCGACCATCATCGGAGCGCCGGAAGCCGTCCGCCCGGCATTCCTGCCGTTGCAACATGCACCGCTGTCGTAGTGTGTAATGCGATGCCGCCCGGCGTTCTCCCAGTGACCGGACGGTACTGGTTCCACCATAGGCGCTTTTTCGGCTCCTGACGGCGTGGCAAGTACGTCTCCCGGCACGATGGCCCATGGGATGCCGCTGGTCTTCTCGCGGACGTAAGCATCAGCCTCCGTCACCTGCCAGTGCCACATCATGGTCACGGTCAATCCCGCGAACAGCGCCAGCTTGAATTTCGTCCATAACCTCATTACGCTCTCCTCTCCTCGCGCCGATCCGCGCCAGTATCCTTTCCTGTTCTTCCGGATCCGCCGCGAGGCTGTAATCAATCCTCGTTGCCATCTTCCGGTGACTTTGAGTCAACACGGTCGGCTAGAAAAATATCGTGCACCTCTTCCCTGGTCAGTCGCAGGGAATCCGCAAGAGCTGCGATCTCGCCGGCCGTAAACTCCGTGATACCATTCATCTTATTGCTGAAGCTCCCCATGCTTTTGAGATGCATCTGGGCGAGTAAATACTCCTTCTTTAAGCCGGATGCCTTGATCTTCTCTTCAAGGAGCATCCTTCCTCTTTCTGTCACTTCTGTTTCCTCCTCCTTTCAATGTCTGCCAGCTCCTCCGGATCCATCTCCGCCGGCACCAGCATGATCTTATGATGCTTGTATCTCGACAGCAGCTTCCTTGTCTTCTGGCCCTCGTCCCAGATCTGCCGGATGATCCTCCCGTAGGCCCAGGCACGCTCCATATCAGTCATCGTAATTACCGCCGATCACTTCGCCGGTCTCCGGGTCGAGCTCTTCCCAGAGGAACCGGCCTTTGCCGGAGTTCCGCCACTGCCCGATGCCGTAGTGCATCCCGGCGTTGAGCCACTCGACGATATTGCTCTCCAGGGCGCCGTCCAGGCTCATGATGTCGACCTCGATCACGGATCCTGCAGGGCAGGTCTCCGAGTGAGCCAGGGTAACGCGCGGGCCCTGGGCGGTCTCTGCCCGGAGTGGCCGCTCACAGTCCTCCGCCTTGACGCCCTCCGGCTCGTGTATCACGATTCCGTGATCCCGGTCTTTCCAGCTGTCCGTGACCGCCTTGACGAAGACAAGGTTATCGACCTTGCTCTTGTAGTTCGGCAGATATTCTGTCTCACCTTTGACATGCAGCATGTTGAGGGTCTTCTGGGCGGCTTTCAAAAAGCCTTTGACCTGGTATCCCCAGAGGATCTTCTGTCCTGCCTCGTTCCGCGGGAAGATCGTCATCGCTTTCTCGGTGGCGGCCTCCACGCCGATCGCGGCGACCTCGTCCTCGCGCTTCTTCGCGTCGGGGGCTTTGCTGGCGATGTACTCACTGTGGAGCTCCTTGTTGGCGCTTGCCGTGCCGAGGACCTCCTCGATGAAATGTAAACGCGCCCTGATAGTCTTTGATGCCTTTGCCATGTCTGTTTCCTCCTGTTTTGTGGTATTTGGTAGTATTTGTTGGTATTTGGTAGCTGTTTGATGCCATCGCATGTTCTTTCATCGCATTGCCGGCGCAGCTCTTTGCTTCGCATTTCCGCCGCTTTACAGGTCGCCGCTTATCCTTGCCCTTGCCAGTTATCGCATCGCAATGCCTTCGCTGTTCTGGCCTTTGCCGTAGCAATTCGGTACATTGCCTTCGCAAGTCTTGGCCCTGCCGCTGCCATGCGAAGCCGAGCTATTCCATTGCCTTGCAGCACGAGGCTGTGCCTTTTCATTGCCATTCTTCGCCCTAGCTGATCAACGCTCATCTACCGCTCCGCAACGCAATACCATCGCTGAGCGTTACTGCTCAATGCCTGAGCTAAGCCCCTCGGTGCCATAGCCAAGCCTCTCTCTGCCCATGCTTTGCCTCACTTAGCCTTGGCTGATCTATGCTATGCCTCTGCTCAGCGTCGCTTTGCCGTGGCTATACTGTGCTATGCCCTAGCCCTTCCTAGCGACTCAATTCAATGCCTGTGCATTACTACTCAAATCTGCGCCCTTGCTCATCTTTGCCATGCCATCGCCTATCTTTGCCGGTGCTGCGCAGTGCAACGCTTTGCCAAAGCCCCTCTCCGCAATGCCTTTGCTTGGCGGTGCGATGCTGTGCCACGGCGATGCATCTCTATGCCTTCGCCTCGCACATCGCTGCTACGCATAGCCATTGCTTAGCTATGCAGTCCTCAGCCCTAGCTCCTCAATGCTGTGCCTTAGCTTGGCCAAGCAAAGCTATGCCATAGCCACTCAATGCTGTGCCTATGCTTAGCATAGCCATGCCTTCGCAGATCCCGTCACCGCCTCACAATGCCTTCGCAGATCCAGGCTACGCCTTACGAAGCAATGCCCTCGCCTTGCTTGGCCAAGCTATGCCATTGCTTCGCTAATCCATACGATGCAATGCCGGAGCGCTGCTGCGCCATGCGAAGCAATGCCCTAGCCGCTCAATGCCAAGCCGATGCGCTGCGTATCAATGCCTCAGCTTTTCTCGTCACTGTGGATCAGCTCATCGAAGTCCGGCTTGTCCTTCAGGACATCCGGGTCTCCCAGCGCGCCCATGATGAACGCGAGGATCAGTTCATCACGCAGCTTCTGGCTGGGGATCCTGCTGACGATCTCACCGATCCGCAGCATCTCCTCCCGGACAGCCATGACACCGCCGGAGATCTCGACTTCGACCTTCCGGTTTTCGAATTTTGCCTTGATCATTCTTCCACCTCCTCCCTGGTCATCATGTCGTACAGCTTTGCCTTGAGCTCGATGATCGTCTGTCTGAGTGCGTGAACCTCTGCCGCGGCCTCCTGCTTCTTTGCCGCTTTAAGTCCCTCGTAGCTGATCTGGAGGGCCTTGTAGTCGCTCTCCATCTGGCCGATCCGTGCCTCATAGTCGCGTCTGATCAACGCCTCGCCCACGATCTGGCTCTCGAGCTTGCCTTCCAGATCCGTGTAGGTCGCGTCCTTATCGTTGATCACCTCGTTCAGCCTGCTGATCTCTCTGTCCTTCCCCTGGACCACGCCTTCATAGCGCGCGATCGCGTCGTCCTTCTGGTTGAGTGTCTTCGTCAGTGCTTCGACCTTATCGGAGAGCCTGCAGTTCTTCAGCTGCTCTTCAAGGTAGCGACCCATCCAGCTGAGCATCCAGTCGTTGCAGATGTTCTCCTGCGCCTGTTCGACGCAGCCCTCGAACGCCTTGCCGATGTAGGTGCTCTCCGGGTCGAAGTCCTTCAGGATCCCGCGGATCTGGCTCAGTGCCTCGTACTCCTCTGCTTTTGTCTTTCCCATCTTTGTCCTCCTTTACTAGCTCTGAGACACGGATTCCCATTTGCCGTCATGCCCCTTAAAAATCTCAACAGATTCGTAGCCCTTCCGGAACCATTTCGCAGCCGCTTCTGCTTTTTCCAGAATACCGAAGTACACCTTCTGGCATCTGCCGCACTGGTCTCTGATCAAGACTATGTACGGGGAATCACTCGCTACGTCCCGGTTGATGAGTGCGTAGTCACCCATAAATGTGCAGTTGATAATGTAATCTTTCTTCATCTCTCCCCCGCTTTACTGGAACCTGCTCGCGACGTCTCTGATGATCGCCGCGTAGCTGTCCATGTATGTGCCGATCTTCTTCGTGTACCCGTTGCGGTAGGTGACGAGCACGTGCTCGGTCGGTTTCTCCGCGTCAATGAGCTCACAGCCCACCACCCCGTCGCGGGTCTGAGAGAGAAGCTCTCCCAGATTGTGGACGAAGATCTCGCGGTCGTGGATCGCGTCCTGTTCGTCCATAAAGGCTGCCATAGTCTCGTTTGCTCTCATGCTGCCACCTCCGTGTAATCATCCAGGAGCACCTGCAGGTCCGTCTTCGTCCATCTGGTCCGTCTCCGGCGGCCCATCCGTCCGCCGGTGTAGTTCTTGACGTCACCCCACTGCATGAACTGCGCTACGTGGTAGTGGCCGCAGGCGTATCTCACGACCTCGAGGAACTTGTTCCCGTTCCGGGTGTTTCTGTAGATCTTCTTCTCCATCTCTCAGCCCTCCGCGATTTCTTCCAGCTCGCTGATCACCTCTTCGAGAGCGTCCGTCTGCTCTTCGAGGGTGTCGACATAACCCTCCATCTCCTCGCCCCTAACTCCGTTCTGCAGGCTCTCCGGGAGATTGTCGTAGGCTTCTTCTTCGTCATCGTGTACCTCTTCGAGGATGTCTCTTGCCTCCGAGATCATGTCTAGAGCCTTCTGGATCCTCTTCCTTCTTTCCTTGTTCATTTCGTCCTCCTGTGTGAAATGTCTTTCAGTCATCCTTGTGGATGTCTCCAAGTCATCCGTGACATGGTCATACTATCATGGGGATGACCACCAGTCAACAACTTTTTGAAACTTTTTTATCAAAATATTGACTGTTAGTCACGCGGGATTAAAATTGAAGTAGGAGGAGGGTATAAAAATGAAAGTCGGACACCTTATAAAATTGAGACGTATCGAGCTCGGTCTTACCCAGAAAGAGCTCGCCGAACGCTGTGGATATACCAACAAATCTACCGTTAGCCGCATCGAATCCGGCGAGCGCGACATCCCGGTCAGACAGTTAAAGAAGATAGCGGAAGCCCTCGGCATGGAGACGGAAGACTTGGTTGTAGGTACTTACCAGAGCGAAATCGAAAACAAGCCCCGTCAGAAGGACGCCGAAGAAATCCTCAATATCATCGAGGCTCGCCCGGAGCTGTCCCGCGCCCTGCTCCGATATGCTCAGTACCTCGCCAAGCAGGAGGACACATAATGCCGTACATTATGTATCTCCGCAAGTCCCGCACCGATCGGGGCTATGCCGAAGAGTCCGTGGAGCTGACGCTGTCCCGGCACCGGGAGCGGCTGGAGGAGCTCTGCGCCCGGCTCGGGATCCGGTGCGACACAATTCTCCAGGAAGTCTCCAGCGCTGACAGTATCACCGGCCGCCCCGAGATGATCAGGCTCCTTCAGATGGTCGAGACCGGCGCTTATGACGGCGTGGTCTGCATTGATATGGACCGGCTCAGCCGTGGATCCGGCGCGGATCAGGCGCTCGTTATCTCCACGTTCAAATACTCAAACACGAAAATCATCACGCCCGGCAAGGTCTACGATTTTGCCGTGGAGACCGACGAACAGTTCGCGGAGCTGTCGCTCTTCCTGGCAAAGCAGGAATACCGGCAAATTAAAAAGCGCCTCTATCAAGGGCGCCTGGATTCGGTAAAAGAAGGGAAGTGGTGCGCCAGTAAGGCGCCTTACGGATATGAGTCATATAAGCTGACCGGGCAGAAGGGT